ACCATCCCACTTAACAGTCATATTAACTTGTTTGGTAGAAGAACCAGATAACATATCTCTCAACGAACGTAAGAAATTTATTGAAGCCCTACCACCACTAATTCCATAATTGATGATTTCATCTTCAATATGTTCGAGATGCAGGTTCTTACCACCCTTATCTTCTGTCAAAAATTCATTAAAGGATTCCATCATCCTACTTTTCCTGTTGTTAAACTATTATTTATGTATTTTTTTAATCGGATATTTTCAAAAACACACCGGCACTTTCATATTGTTTTTTTGCACCATAATACATCACTTCAAAGAAATCTTTAATACCACCCTTTTCGTCAATTTGTACCAACAAATTTAAGAAATAAAGAGACTGTAATTTCGAACTTAGTTGTGATGCAGTTCTTGCGATATCTTGTTCCAATTCAATTGCGGCTGTTAAAGTGTTTTTAAATATAGTCGGATTTTTTGCAGGTCCAAAATTGATATTCTGTCTATCAATTTTCTTCAAGTAAACCTTTTTATATAAGTGTACCCAATAATCAATTTCATTTTGAGTGAATGATCCCATTCTTGGCATATTTTTCATATCAAACCGTGACATAGAGTATAGTTTTAAGAAAGGGTCTACAGCAAGAGGTCCAGATACTTTACCCAATTTTGCAGATGCACCCTTTGCAGTCATGTCTATTTGGTTTTTCTCTCGCACTCCACCAGAAAAGGATCTTTTCTGCATCGTAACTAAGTTTCCATTAATATCCAATTGAAAGGAAAGTTCTCCAGTTTTGAATTCTCCATTACTTTGAAGTGTCCAATCAAAATTTATCCCACTCTGAATAATTTTGATGTTTGGAGATTCTTGTTGTCTGATTATTTTAGGGTCACTCCATTCAGTTTTAATTCTTTTCTTAGGGTTTACTTTCTTTAAAGAGATTCCCAACAAATCTTTATCATGGGCATAATATCTCATTTTAGAATTTAAGTAATCTAGTGCGGCATCTTTATCATTAAATTTTCTCACTTCATTCAACTCCTTCATAATTTTAAATTTCTTAGAACTACGAATAATAACAATATCCATTGGGTTCCAAGCATCTTTTTTAGTAACTCCACAATATTGTGATGCGAGTTTTTCAATTACTGGCATGACTCCTGTATCTCTACTATATTCATATCCACCTCGTTTCACATAGTCTTTTAATGCCTGAGCGGTTGCCTCAAAACTTTCCATCCAATCATCATCCACTTTTTTGTAGATATTTTTAATTGTATTAAATGTAGGTTTTTTATTTTTTTCAATCATTTGTTTGCAAAACTCTAGTGTGGCATTTTCTTGAAACTTGGTTTCAGATGCATCCATGCCACCTTTGGTTTTACCAGAACCATCACCAAATGTAATATTTAATTGACTGATGTTACAACCAGCTTTTGTTAATGCACGTTTGAGATTTGGGATAGTGATATTCTTAGAAACACTTCTAGGAATTTTAATAGTAGTATAATTACCTTTAGGATCTAAGATAATTGGACTTCTATATGTTTCGTTGATATACTGTTGTATTCCAACTATATCTTTTCGCCTAGGGCGTGTTGCGGGAACTAGTTTAGTGTCTTTTGCGTCATTTAATCTTAGATTATATGCCATTAGAATCAATCCTTGCTCTGTTAGTTCATATTTATTAAAAACTATTAGGCAAGGATTGTCAAGTAAAAAAGTATACTATAGATAGTGCAAATACGTACTAATGATATATTTGTCGTTACTTTTAGGTGCTTCTGCAAGATGAGGATGAGTCCAGAATGGTGGAAACACCATAAGACTACCCTTTGTTGGTTTTGCGGCAAGTTGATATTCTGGAAAAATAGTCTGGCCACCTTCTTCAACGTCATTAAGGTAAAACATAACTACCAAAAATCTCTTTGCGGAGGCATAATCTCCAACATCAGAATGATAACCAAAATGTTCTTCTGTCTCCGCATTTGCAGTGTACTTTTTCATTCTAATTTCTTCATTAGATGCCTGGGTTGGAAAATGTTCAATATTCCAAAATCTACGATATGATTCGGTATATTCTTGCACCTTTTCCAACATTCTAAATCCGAGTCTATTAAACTCTGGTTCTTTTTCCAAAAGTTCACTATTGAATATATTTAATTCAGTAAACTTACGAAACCCTTCAGTTTCTGTTACTTTATGATATTCTTCTGATTTATCAAAAAGTTCAACCAACTTGTCGCACATATCATCTTCTAATGCATTATCATACATACAAATAAATGACTTTGCACCACTTGGTTGTACCATTTCGAATGTATCTTCAGTTTCTAAAACTGTCTGTTCTTCTGTAAATTCTTCACTCATATTTTTATCTCTACACTTCCTAATTTCTTTCTTTGTCCAAAGTTTGATTTAAATGTACTATCTTGTTGTTCTGTAATCAATTCATCTTGGGCTGCATCTTCTGCATCGTATAGTCTCATTTTAGGTCTATCGATACCAACTACAAATCTTTTATTTACATTTGGATCATTATATCGATTTTTCAACTGTTTTACAAGTATCTGATCTAATTCCTGTAATTCTTCTGTACTAATTAAAGCAAACATCAAATCTGCAGTTGCAGGCAAACCGAATGACTCTGACGTATCTTCTAGTCCAACATCAGAGTTGGTATATCCACTACGTGTAGTTTGTGTTGCACTAACGATAGGCAAATTATTCTCTACTGCAAGTCCACGTATTTCTTCTGCAATAGATTTAATATATGTGTATGAATTAACACTACCACCCTGTTTAATGCGAGATGACGTACATATGTTGAGATAATCAATGTATATAATATCTGGCACAAAATTCTTTTTGAGTGCAAGTTCTTGTATTAAATGTCTGAAATGATTTGCATTTGCAGAAGCAGTTGGATACTCTTTTACAATAAGTTTTCCAGTTGTTTTTTGTCTTAATTTTTCAATCTTTTTTTCAAACAAGTCTTTCGGCATACTCTCAACTTGAGATATAGGTACATTTAAAAGGTTTGCATCAATACGTTCTGCAATTTTTTCTTCGGACATCTCCAAAGTAATATACAAAACATTCTTACCCATCATCAAATGGTTTGCTGCGACATCACACATAAACAAAGATTTACCGACACCAGTACCAGCAAGTGCAATATTAAGAGATTTGTTAACCAAACCACCTTTGGTGATTTTGTTCAACATATCCAAATGAAAAGGAATTCTTTCTTCCACTCTTTGATAGAATTCAAATCTAGATTCAAAATCTTCTATAAAATCGTGTCCGATATTATTATCAAAAGAAACTGCAAGTGCATCAGATAAAATTTTAGGTAATGAACCTTTATCTTGTGTCTTGTCATTTCCATCAATAATTTGAATTGATTCCATGATAGCAAGATATAACGCTCGGTCTTTGCACCATTTCTCTGTTGTATCTACCAACCAATCAGAACTAACATCTTCTAATTGGTTCATAACAGAAATAGTTTCAGTACACTCTTTATGTACCATATCACTGACTTGCATTTCATCTAGTGTTACAGTCAAAGTTGTTGTAGATGGTGCAGTATTATATTTGTCTACATGGTCATATATTGCATTAAATATAACCTTGTTTTTTTCATCTACGAAATACTCATTCTGTATGAAAGGCATTGCCTTGCGACAATACTCATCATTGTGAATCAAATTCTTTAAAATTATAAGTTCTGTAATTTCCATTTAGGCCTGCGTGTTTACATTGTTAAGTGCATCATTGACTGATACTTCTAACATATATTTTAGGATTTGTCCAGCAAGTTCTTGTAATTTTTCGTTTTCATATAACTTTTCTACTGGCCACATAATGTTACCCTTTATTGGAGTAAAATCAAACTCTAATCTTGCCTCATCACCTTCTTCATGGATCTTTACAGAACCAATTGTATAAATCACATTAAGAAATTGGCCTTCATTAATTTTGATTGCATACCCATCTTCTTCATTTTCGGTTTGCATCATGGTAAAAGTTTGTTCAGTAACAGTGTCGGTCATAATATTCCTTTCGCCTCTTTCTCTAATTTATCTGCCTCTATCCTAAGATTTTTTGCAGTATTCATAAGTCTACTTGTTTTTTCTTGATATGTTTCTGTTTGTACAGATTTTAAGAGGGTTACTGTCTCTGGTTCTTTTTCTTCAGTACCATAAACTTCTACCCACTTATCTTCTGGACACCTTATATTCGCAATCTTTGCCTTGGCAGGCATAAAACAACCACACGATTTGCAAAGTAGTGCCATCTTTTGAAATTGATCGCACCCTTTACAAATATCTAGTCTTTGCTTATATACATACTTCGATGCAAATAGTGCCATTTATTCCTCCATAATCGCACTATTACCTACTACATATCTTTCTTTCAAATATTTCTTAAAATGATTACTTTCTAAAATAGGTGTCCAAAACTCTTTTCCAGTAAATTCTTTGGATCGATATTTTTTATCCTGTACTTCTCCAGATTCCAAATCAACTAATTGATACCACGCACCAGATTGACTTATACACCCAGCATCTAATGCCATATCAAGTAGACCACTCCAAGTATCCATACCACCTTCATGTCTTACCGACACAGGAATTTTAGATTTTTCTCGTACATATCGAGATTTTTCTACATTGATGATAAAGTTATATCCAGAGATTTCTGTACCAGTTTTTTCTTGTTGTCTACCAATGATCCATATAGTATCTGCACTGTAGTACATGCCAGTACCCCCAGAAACGACTTTAGTGGGGAACATACCCTGTGAGTCGTATGTATGGTTAATCGCAACCATAGGGATATCTTTCATTGATAGATGTGGTGTTACCATTCTAAACAAAGACTTGAATTGTTTTGCTCGTGTCATGTCTGCTGCAGACTTACCAGATTCCGCATCGTCAACTTCTTTCTTCGATGCAAGATTTCCTACAGAATCTATTACGATAAACAACTTATCGCCAACTTCAATGTCTGATAGTTGTGACATAATATCAAATTTTAATTCTTCTAGGTTTGTAACAGGCACATGAATAACTCTACTAGTATCGATTTGGAAAGTATCGAAATATGCCTGCGGCGTACCAAACTCCGAATCATAAAACAATGCAACGCCATCTGGATTTTTATCCAAATAAGATTTCATCATCAAAAGACCAAATGCAGTCTTAAAGTGTTTACTTGGCCCGGCAATCATAGTAAGTCCTGAAGTGAATCCACCATCTGGCGATCCAGACAATGCAATATTTACTGCAGGGATACTTGTTGAGGTCATGTCTTTTTGATTCAGAAACTTTGACTCTGATAAAACATCAACTCTCCCATCCTTGAAGGTAGTGTTCTTTCTAATTTTATTCATAAGACTCATCATATTCTCCTAATTAAAAAAACTGTCTAATGTTATTTTCTTTTCTATTTCCCAACCAATTGTTTCCGCAATAGTTTTAATTGGTTCGAGATATGCCTTTTCGAATTGTGTATCATAATCAAGAAACTTATCCAACTCAAATTCTTTGGGTAATGTACCGGCCGCAATTGCAATAGTATTATTTTGCAATGGGTTTGGTTCTTTTAGATAACAAAACTTAATTTTTTCACCGTCTTTTATAGGCGGATACTGCATTTCTAGTTTATGTTTTTTGACTAGTTGGTTGTAGAATAATACACCCTTTACATGAATTGGTGTACCTTTTTTGTATGTGAGAACGGGGTCATGATATTTAGTAAGTCCATTTACACTTCTAGGAAATGCAACATCATCAACTTCATATGTTTTGAAATCTTGTCTAAACTGTTCAATAAATTCAATCAAACTATCGTTGTTACTACGCAGAATAAGTTCAAGTGATTTCTTAATCATATTTCTACAAGATTCTGGTGTTGATGAACGAACTGCCTCCAAACCCATGATTTTAAGTTCTGGTGATTTATATCTAACACCTTCGTTATCCCAAACATTGAGAATGTATCTTTTCTTTGCAGTCCAGATACCACTATCGGCAATAACCTCTCTGGCCATCTGCATCTTCTGGTCGTATGCATTTACATACGTAGCAAGATCTTGATAACACTTATCGATATATGGTTCAAACTTCTCTTGGGCAACCTTATCAAGAAAGTCAACTTTCCTTCGTGTTTCTTCTGATTTTGACTCACCTTCCTTGATTTTAACAAACTTGTCAACCAAGTCACCAAGAGCAACGTAAATTGAATCCGTATCGCTTGCAATGACATAATTTTTATCCTCATCGTTTTTTAAAATTTTATTCATGTATATATTTACTTTCTCTTCGATCCATCGAATTGAAAGTTGTCCAGACAAAGTGATAGATTCTGCCTGTCTGATATCAAAGTATCTAAAGTACTGATTTCCCAAAGCACCATAAGCAGAGTTTAACAAAATCTTTGCGGCCATTTGTTTGTTGTTTAACTGAGCAATCTTCTTGTCCAATTCAACAGGGTCGCCCTTACCATCAATCTTATCTTGTTTGGTCTTTAACATCAACTTCTTATATGTAGTACGATCATCATACATACTTTGCATCAACTTGGGCAGAAACCCACGTTTATCTTTATTGAAAAGAACCCCACTTGGACACACAGTCATATTACTGCGCTGCAAACTAGATAAATCCGTTTCTTGATTCAATAGTTTCTCAACAGATGTGTTGACTCTTTCTTTGTCATACAATGTTTCTGGTGAAATATTATACTGCATAATTAAGTGTGGATACAAACTGTTTAAATCAAATGACATAACCCATTCATGTTTACCAACAGTTGGGTCTTTTACATATGCACCCTCATAAGCTTCCGATTTAGTATTATTATTACGAGGCGGAATTACAGTTTTACTTCTACGCAATTCATGAAATGCAATGGAATCCCACACCTTAATAGGTGAGAATACTTCGTCATAATTTACTTTAGACTGATATGCAATGGTAATAAGTAATTCCATTAGTTTAAGTTTATCTTCAAGTTTATCGACCAACTCAACGTCGATAATGTTATAATCAATAAACTTTTGATAATCTTGTTTATAGAATAAATGCATATTTGCAAATTCAGAGTGGTCAAGTTTTTTCCGACCCAACTCGACATATGCAATATGGTCTAGTCTATACGTTTCTCTAGTTACATATGTAAACTTTTTGTACAAATCAAGATAATCAATAATAGATAATCCACTGATCTGTACTTGTGTCTGCATCTGACCACGAATATTCTTTTCTATTTTCCTGACAATCCCCCATGTGGACAATCTTTTGACTTCATCATCACCAAGAGTTTTACCAATACGATTGACAAGATACGTCATATCAAACTGGTTCACATTCCAACCAGTAACAATATCGATTTTTGCATGTGTCCAAATTTCCAAAAAACTACGCAAGAGTGCAAGTTCATCAGTAAACTTATAGTATTTAATTTTAAGATGTTGTGTTTCTGGACTTTTGTTTTCCCAATCACCCAATCCAAGAACAATATATTGATCTTTCATTTTCATTGTGATTGCGTTAACAATTTCGTTTGCAAGAGTTGGTTCTGGAAAACCATTTTCGCACTCAACTTCGATATCGATATTGCAAATGTTTATCTTTGATTCATCATACTGAATTTCACTTGGATACTCATCACCAATAAATGGATAGATGAATTGTGTATGACCATAGATTTTCATATTTTCTATATCGTCATACTTTTTGATAAATTCTCTTGCATCACGTATTGAACCATGTCTAATAGGCTCAACACTTTCTCCATGCAAAGTTTTATATTTGGATTTACCACTACCACCAGATACAAAAAGAGTAGGAGAGTAATCTAGTTTTACTTCCCTACGCTTTCCATTGTCGTATTCTCTGAGGAATATTTTATTACCGACACATTGTACATTTGTATAAAAACGCATTTACCACCACAGTCATTATTAAATCGTATTAGTTGTTATAGTACCATTAATGATACAAAATGTCAAGCTATTATGCCTTCACAAATCCATGATTTGATGTAGAAGTTGCAGCCTTCAATGCATTATCTGGTAATACTAATCCACTACCAAATACTTTACTATACTCATTTAAAAGTTCTGTAACAGGTTCTGTAATAAATCCAATATAATTCTGTTGTACCTCTACACCATCTTTTGCGTTTGTATACGGTAAAAATGGTGCGAGGCCTATTCTTGCTGTAGCAGATGTAGGATCTGCATATGATGTTGCAACCTGACAAGAATTTTTGAGTTTAACATTACCACTATCAAGTACGGTAACTTCGCCCAAAAGTTCTTCACCAGATATTAAACGTACAAGTTTTACAGATTTAAGACTCATTTGATGGTTCTTCGACAGGCGCAGATGGTTGTGCTGCAAAATGTGTAATCAATGATTTTAGTTTACCCTCTGCAGCTTCTAACTTAGATACTTGCTCATCCATACTTGAAACAATATTTGCATGATCTCCCACACCTACACCATTTTCGAAAAATGCATGTAGATTTGCGATTGCTTCATCTCTTTCAAATTCATATTTTCGAATTAATGCCCTCATAAATGGGCTTGTAACATAATTAAATTGCATCTGCTTTTGCTCCTTTTGCGATCCATTTTTTTTCTTTTTTAATGTGTTCTCTCAATGCATGTTGTAATGCATGAGATTCTTCTGTGTTTCCACAAAATTTAATAATCCTACGTTCAAACCATCTCCACTCCATATCTATAACTTTTTGCATAATTACTTGTGGATTTCCATTTGACATAAGTACTTTATTATTCATAATCGCGCCCATGAGTTGGTCATTGGGAAGTGCTGGACGAAATTCTAAATCTCCAATCTTTCCAGATTTACCTCTCTTGGTGCGATAAAGAATTTTATCGCTCATTTGACAATCCATTCCTTTTCTTCTTGGATTTCAGCTCGGCGAACTTTAGTCAATTTATTAAGTTCCATAAGTGATTTTCTGGCACGAATGCCAGCACTTTTATTACCACTTGCGAATTTTTGATTTTCTAGTTTGTATTGCTCAATTACAGCAATAATTTGATCGTGCGTTTCCATTACTATCACCTTTACATGTTGTTTGGTGGGGGTTTCCCCCCACCTTATAATATTTATTCAACCAATAACTCTGGTTCTGAAGTAGATTCTTCACCATTGATTTTGATGGTTCTTGGTTTCTTGTGTTCTGGAATTAATAATTCCATTCCAATTACAAGAATGCCGTTTTGAATATCGGCACTTTTTACTACGAGGTCGGTTGCCAGTGTAAAAGTTCTTTCAAAGTTTCTTCCACCAATACCTTTATGTAGATATTCGATTTCAGTTTCCTTTTCTTTAACTCCACTAACTGTCAAAGTGTTTTCTTTTACTTCGACATTCAATTCATTCTCAGAGAATCCAGAAACAGCCACCTCAATGCGGTATTTTTCATCTGTTTCTTTAATAATATTGTATGGTGGATAGGATTGTTGCGTTCTTGTCGCATCCCTATCCAATTCTCTAAATAAATGATCGAACCCGATACTACTACGTAGAAATGGATCTAATTGTCCTGTTGTAAACCTAACCATATTTTCCTCCTATTATATTTAGCAAGGTTAAAATTGGAGCCCCTATCGGCAACTCCAATATTATTTATAAAACTTTTTTCACTTTTATTAATAAAAACAAAAAAAATTATACTCCTGTTGAACCAAAACCGCCTTTACGGTCAGTTTTAATAACAGGTTTTTCCGATATAACATCGAAATTCATTCTAGGACTTGCAGTAATAATTTCTGCCTGTGCAATTCTATCACCATCAGTAATTTTAAATTGTACATCAGAGATGTTGTATAACATCACAAAAGTAGGGTCAACATAATCTGCATCGACCACACCTTCGCAATTTAATAAAGTTATACCAGTTTTCCATGCAAGTCCAGATCTTGGATGAATTCTAAGAGATTGTCCAAAATTCAAATCAAAAATTATTCCAGTAGGAACTAATACTCTTTCATTAGAATATAGTGTTACACTATTATTCTTTACAGTTCTTTTTGATTTTGAATTTGAATAACCAAAGACAGATACAGTTTCTACATCTTGTAAACTTGCCTTCAAGTCAAAACATGCAGCCTGTTCAGTTCCATATTCTGGTAAGTGTGCGTTTTCGGTTACTTTATAGCAACCAACATTCAAATTTTCCATAACAAATTCCATAAATTATTTAACGTTTTCTTCCAATATTATACTTAGGAACTAATTCCCAACCATCTTTTTCTTTGTGTGATAAAATTTTTATCTGAGACAATGGTGCAGCCTCGTAATCATCTTCTCTTACTACATCAATTAATGCCCACTCTTTAAGTAAGTTTACGATAGTATTTCTTCTTGCCCTGTCGTTTTCGGAAAAATCTGAATCTTTCCCATCCAACTTAAACAATTCTTTGAAGTGTACAATGTAATACTTTCCTTGTTTATGTAAAATATGGCATGACTGATATAGTTTTCGATCTTTTCTAGAGGCAACACCAATTCGTGTTAATGTTTCTCTAATTTTTAAGAAATCCTCTTGGTCTGAGAGGCGTACCTCAACCAGACTTTCTACATCTGTATTCCCCATAACTATCCACCTTTGTTCAACTTTTGTTTTATTATTTTTATTTGTTCATCATTAAGTAAACTAAGAGCCTCTTCAGCTCTTACATCATTATACCCATAATATTCTTTAACATATTCTAAATCATCATGAGCAATCTTTTTAGGCCATCTTGAAAATCTTTTCATCGGTCTAATTGTATTTAGTAAATAGTCAAACTGAAGCTTATTGTCTAGGTGGGGGCGTCGATTCATCTCCTGTGCATATAAAATTGTATCTTGAAAATGTGAAAATGTTTTATTTACCATAAATGCTGGATAATTTTTTTCCCACAGTTCATCACCACTATTCATTAAATCTAATTTAGTGTTTGATATTGCTGGGATATAGTCTTTAAATAAATCATAACTCATAAAAAATTGTCCAATCCAAACTTTGGTTGCTTTTTGTATCTTTCAACAAATATGTTTTCTCTATTATCCATTTCATACTGCAATCTTTCTCTGAAATTAGGATGGTTGTATGCACTCATTCCCAAGTTTGCAAATCTAGTACATATAACAATATTATCTAAATCATATCCTTTAGAATTATCAATTCTATCTACCGAAGGGGCAAAGGGAGAATATGGTACATACAATTCATCTAAATCTATTTTCCAAGAAAGATAATAACACAATCTATTTTGAAATTCAAAAATATCTCTCAAATCTTCCCAGCTGATACTATTATCGTGACCATTAAATTTATTAGAAATTTGGTTTTCAGTGTATCCAGCATCGCGCAGTAGAGTAAAAGTTCTCCCTCCGGCTGCGCCATAGTTTGCAGAAAAATCTACATTTTTAAGAAGTTTTTTGAAATGTTTTTTTGACATTTGTTATTTCCACTGACAACTAACCATCATCTCTGTAAGACATGCAACAAGATTAATATCAGTATTTGCAACAAATCCAGATTGATATTGATATTGTGCAATAATAAGTACTGCATCTGGAATCGAATTTGGTTCAAGGTAGTCATACATGCCATCATAAATCTTTCTAAAAAGTTGATTTGGGTCGTTGTCAGAGTTTTCTGCAACCCATTTACGCATTTCAGTAAAGTCTCTATTTTTGAGTGAATTTGCCAGACTGTCTAAAGATATCTCACCAAGATTTTCAAAAATACCAGAATCAATTGTACCACCAACAGAATAACGTTGTAGTTCGTTTAATACCCTTCTCCAATCAGGAAAGTATTTCATCATTACCTGACCAACTACACTTTTTTGGTATTTAATGTTCTCATCATCCAAAATACCACAAACCCTTTTACCAAAACTTGCAGCAAGTCTGGGTTTATCAGATTTTTTTATTTTAAATTCAATTACAGAACATCGTGAGTGCAACGGTTCGATTATGCGGTTTTTGAAATTACAAGTCAAAATAAATCTACAGTTGCCTGCAAATTCTTCAATGAAACCACGCAATGCAGGCTGTGTAGACTGTGGATTAAGATAATCCGCCTCATCTAGAATCACAACTTTACCCTGACTCGAAAAACTCACAGTGGATGCGTAATTTCTAATAGTATTTCGGAGGGTATCAATACCACCCTCCTCCGAACCATTTATTAGAAGATGATCCATGCCCATTTCTAGACACAGAGCCTTTGCAACTGTAGTTTTACCTACGCCGGGCCCACCTGTCAATAACAGGTTAGGCAAGTCTTTATTATCCACAAACTCTTTGAATGTATCTTTTAATTCTTCTGGCAGAATACAATCATCAATAGATTGTGGCCGATATTTCTCGACCCATAGGAATTGTTCTTTCATTACCCATTGTACTCCGAATCCTGTTCAAGAGTTACCCAATATTGCAGGGCCTTTGTTTGATGGCGGAAAGTAGAAATCTTATGGCGTGATACACGTACATTGTAATCACCCTCTACAAGTTTCAAGTTTTCAGCGCGGAAAAACATTTTAAAATCTGCATCAGATTTACCAACAGGTTCTTTCGCAAGATCAGATGTATCAGATTTTTTATCCAGAGCAACAAAGTTAATTACACCATCCTCGGTCATCAATGCATAATCTGGTAAAGAGTTTATTGACGCAACTTTTGCAATAGTTGACAAAGCAGGTCCAGTAAGAGTGACATCAATATCATACTCTGGGGCCTCTTTTGCATCTGGTGCATTATGTTCTGAATCATCCATCGCAAATGTTGTTGTTGGATGTACAATGATAGATGGATCTGATGCCATAAATTTATATGTTTTTGATCCGTTTGACATAAGTACATACTTATCATTAAATTCCAACTCTGGATATATAGACAAGTTACCCAAGAATCTAGGTAAATCGTAAATACCAAACTCTACTGGAAACGTTTCTTCTACATCTGCCGATGCAAGAATGTTTCTCATAACAGACATTGTACTAATTCTGTTTCCTGGCTTTAACAAAAGCGATTGATTGATGTTTGCGAAATTTCGCAAAACTAGTTGGGTCGATTCACTGATTTTCATTTTCATTGTCTCCATAAGTTATATCGTGATTGTATAGTGCTAGTATACCATAGTGAACTATTTTAATCAAGTCTTTTCTCCAATCATCTTCATCACCTTTTTTTCCATAACGATTAGAATACTTGTCAATATTGCCCATACAAAAACCCTCACCATGGCCTCGACCCATAATAACTTCGGTCGATTGGTAAGTGGTTTTTGAATAGTGGCCTTTATAAGTGTTATCGATATACTGCCGGATTTCATCCAGCAGCACATCTTCATTAAATTTGTAGTCTATCAATTCTTACTCCTTAAAATGGGATTTCTTCACCATCGGCTTTGTCTAGGTCAACACCAGTAACTTCTTCTGTTGATACACCATCATCAGAAATTTTCTGATAAAGGTCTACGAAAGATGATTTTGTATCATCATCAAAACGATTAGTACACAATTCAATTGACTTTACACGGTCTTTAAAAATCGCATATGTTTCAATGATATGAACCAAACGGCGAGTAGAGATAACATCATCAATACCACCATCTTCGAAAGTTTTCCGAATAGTTTGTGCCCATACGGTCAGGTTCATAATGAATGAATCATCTTCCATTCCGAAAGTATCCAATACTTTAGTCAAGATTTTTTTCTCGACAGTTTGATTAGGATATTCTTGTTCGAAAGTAATCTTGAAACGTTCCAGAAACGCTTCGTTCATAACGTTAGTACCTACAAAACGTCCATCGTCAGAACCTTTACCTTTTGTATTTGCAGTTGCGACAATAGTAAATCCAGGCGCAGGTTCAACAAACCGATTATCTTTCTTGAGGTAAACACCTTTACCATCAACAATCGATTGCAAACACATAATTTTGTTGGATGCAAGATCGACTTCATCCAATACCAAAACTGCACCACGTTCCATTGCGCGGATAACAGGTCCGGGCACAAAAGAAACATTACCATCAATCAGAGTTTTGTCACCTAGAAGGTCCGACTCATCAGTTTCAACAGTAATAGGTACTACAATACATTCACGTTTCAACTGAGCACAAGCTTGTTGCGTACCGAATGTTTTGCCGTTACCAGACAAACCAGTAATAAAAACTGGATAAAACATGTTAGATGAAATGATAGTTTTGAGATCTTCAAAATTACCAAACTTTACAAAACTGGGGTCTTTTGCAGGAACCAAGTTTTCAGTATAAGACAAATCAACTTGCATGTTAACTACATTGTTAGAAGGCGCCGTTGTCACTGGGGCTGATATGTTAGTTGTTTCATCAGAAGGCATCTGATATTTACCGCGAGCAACACGATACTTATCAGACTTCAACCATGCAGGGTCGGGCAACTGATGTACCTTAGCGAGATTGTTGATTTGAGTACGTGACAAAGTATCAGTACCATAAGTATCCATTGCAAGTTCACAGAACTGCTTACGGGCTTCTAAGTTTTTCATAATATATCCTTTACAGGGTTTCACAGAATCATTCACTTCTTACTTTACTATTGAACCATATTTACATGGCAATGTCAAGCGTTTTAGGCGAATTATTTAACTAAATCGACAAATTTATTCAAAAGTTGGCGATTAGATTTCTTTGATGAACTATGGGCGGCGAATGCTTTTGCAATCCGACCTTTTGTCATATCTGAATTAACTTCAAGTTCAGTTGATTTTGCATCAACTGCGTTAACAATATAATATTCATTATAACCAGTAGATTTACTAACAAGAAAATTATCCTTCCGAAGTTGACGAACCAATGGTGTTACATCATTGTAATTTTTTGCAACATAGTTTTGTACTGCATTTCGAGCGTCACTACGGCGAGAACCAACAAGATAAAACCCAATTGCGTTAATGTTATGTTTTTCACGTAGGAAACGCAGAATGAAATTTGTACTATCTTCGTCATTATTTGTGAAAACTTTATTGGTTTGTTTATCGGTCATAACAACTTTAGTACGGCGATATGTCATGAATGATGTTACATGTTTTGCACTACCGTAGTCTTGTACATATTGATCCCAACCACCATTTTCACCATCAGTAAGTACAACTAGGTTTACTTTTTGCAAACCATTTTCACGGCGAAAACGATAGATGATTTCGTCTGCACACCATAGTGCGGCATTCAAAGGAGTTCCAGACAATCCATCTTTTACAAACGTCTGACTCCAGTAGTCGTTATCAATTTTGTGTGCAACATTCAAAATCAAGTTACAGGCAGTTTTGAATTGATTAGCATTCATACGATGTGAAATATAATTACGAAGATTTAAACTTTTATCAATAATAATATCCCCAACATTGTTATTATCAATTTGGTCTGTGTTACCATTGCGTCCATTATCATTAAAACCATAAACTTCAAACGGAATACCAACACGGCGACAAAACATTGCAAGTGTCACAGTCTGGCGCACTGTAGAATAAAGACTACCATGCATAGAACCCGACCAATCAACAAACATAATCATACCATGATTTTTACCATCAGGCAAAACTGTTTTCTTTTTAAAGATATCTTCATTAATCTGATAACTCCACAATTTACTCGCATTAATTTGTCCAGAGTTTGCAGTCATAGACCGAGCATGAGCATCAGCAGACTTCTTCATTTCAAATTCTTTTACTAAGTAAGAAATTGCATTTTTGTTATCAGAGTTGAAATCCGGCATCATATCAGATACTGTACCTATTTGAGATTCCAATTCACCAACAACAACTGTCCAATCGTTAACATGGCGATTGAAAACATCATTGTTAACTTTATTGACATAAGTAATTTCACGAGCATTTCTATCAACTAGGTTTTGCGAATTACGAGACATTGCATCATCAGTATTTGATTTGAGTTCATCAATCGCAGTACCACCAGTACCACCTTCTTTACCACCTAGTATAGAACCATCTTGTTCACTTTGTGATTGAAGCTTTTCGTCTACTTCTTTTTGACCAGACTTTTCACTTTTTTCTTCTTCCTCAGATTCATCAGTATCTTCTTTAGATTCAGTTTTTTTGTTACTAGTTTCATCTTCTCCATCTTCTTCTGATGCATCATCACTATCTGCATCACCAGAACCGTCAGTATCATTCTGTTGATCTTCACTACCTTGTGAAGGCATAGACTGTTCAGAATTGTTATCTTGTTCACCATCAGATGAAGATTGACTCTGCTGTTCCTGTTCTTGTTCCTGTTGATTTTCTTGTTTCTCTTTTAGATATGCAAACAAATCTGCAGCAATATCATCAACTTCTTGAAATGTTTCTGCGGCAGAAATGCGGTCTACCCAAACCATTTCTTCGTCAGAAAACCAATCCCGAGCGAGTAGTTGGTTTGCAGTTACAGTTTTAAAGAAATAGTTGATACGGTCAATAAAGGCAACTTTATCGGGAGAAACACCATTCATCTCAAAGAAATTACGTTCTTCTAAATCTTGATATCCTTTGATGAAAGAGGTACGCAACCCAGCAAACTTACGTTTCATGAGTTTTTCAATACGAGCATCCTCAATAACATTAACAAATGATTGATTTGAACGAGCAACTGCCTCCAACAAACCTTCTTCTGGAGTGTATAGAGCGTGTCCTACCTCGTGACCAACCAAAAGGTCGTATAGATCATTACTCATATCTTGCCAGATAGGCAATGCGAGTACACGATTTTTGACATCAAAGTATGCAGTCTCGATTTTCTCATGACGAACCGTAATATTTTCTTCGGACATGAGTTTTGCGAGAAGAGACTTTGACTCTTTTGTGTGGAATACCTTAGACATTTTTACTCCTTCGAATCAACTTATACTAGAAGAATACAGTATTACGATGGTAATGTCAAGCAATTATGAAAAGAAACTATCCAAACTTACAACTCTCTTGTGTCTAAACAAGTCTAAGTCATTGTTTCCCTTACGAAAAGTCCACACATTTTCCATGTAAAGTTTATTCATAAAATTATTCATTTTTTCTTTGTCAAAGTCACCATTTTCATCAGAAAAGACAGCTTTACCCTGTGGACGTTGCATGATTCGCATACCAATTTGTCCTAAAAACGAATCTTTTAATTCGTCGACCAATTCATCACCAGAATAATATCTTTTACCTTTGATTTTCGGATCCATGATATTAACCATCATATGTCCACCTTCACGTAATGAATTATATGAATTTGTAGAAACTGGTAAGTAAAATTCATCTCTCCATGCATTGTATTCATTAAACTTAGACCAAGATTGATCTTCGGAATGTTCACCACCTTCATTATATCTTTCTGTAGAAAAATATGGTGGTGATGTAAATGCACAATCAATATCTGTTATTTCATCCCATGGTAAATTCTCTGCACCACTACGATAAAATACACATGATTTTTTATCACCATACAATGCAAAATAATCTTCTTTCTCTGTGATGGTATACTTATTACCAATCAATTTAGAATATTCTTCTGCCTGTATTTTATAGATTGCAAAAGTATTTGGATTTGGATCACATCCAATATAATGTGTTGCATTAGACCCAAAGAAACCAGCAAGTCTATCTCCCCAACCCATTGATGTATCAAGAACTCTTTTCGCAGAAGTCATTTCATAAAACACTTTTGCGACCATGGGTTTAAACTGCGTGGCAATGTATGTACCAAGTCTAAATGCCATTAAGTACTGTTTGGGTGTCAACTCCCAACTATCGTTTACTCCGCGCCAGATGGGGCCTAGCACACCCCAAATGTTGTCTCCACTGTTCCACCTATCAACTGGAGAAGTAAACCCATACGACCCACAGGCCATACGTCCTTTATTGTGAAAATAATCACTTACTTCATTGAAAGTAGATGGTACATCAACCATACCCAAACCATGATCTGCATACGAATACTTATAGTCATCATACTTTTCCATGACTTCTTTTTGTACTTGGTCTTGTGGTTGGATATAATCGGAATAATCAGTCTTTTTTAGTTTTCTAAAAGATTTGACCATATCTTCATATTTAAATTCTTTAAACGGAAATGGTGGTTTTTCGGTTGTAATATATTCCGCAAGTACTTTACGAAACATCTCTCTACCATACTCGCCTGTAAGATGAGAAAACAATGGATTGTCAAAAACTGGTAATCCATCTGAATTCTTACACTGCTCTAAATAATTATATAATACTTGTTCTTGCTCATTCATACACTAATATCCACAACTTGACCTTGATCTATCTTTTCTGATTTAACCTCTATATTACCAGAAACCCGATCATATGTCAAGCCATTTTTATTAGTCTGTAATGTTTCTCTCAGTTCATCGACTCTTTCTTGCATATCTTTAAATCTCTGAATACTGATTTCAGTTCTAGTTGCAGGGTCAACCACTCTCAGTTTTTTCTTTTCTAATGGTGGTTTTATGTATTCAGAATTCGGATAAACGTTTGGATGCCCATATTGTTGAGCTTTCAATGCCATATCTACATTAAATGGCATGTTTTGGGATGCACCTGTTAAAGTCATAGAAATTGATCCATTCTTGTTCCTTCTTCATTAATTCTTTCAATTGATAGTTGGTGAAATTCCGAACTCAACTCAGAACCAATATATTGTCTATTTGTCCTATGTGCTGCAACAGCAGTTGTACCACTACCCATAAATGGGTCATATACTACATCATTTTCTGCAGTATAATTAAGAATGCATCTTCTGGGTACATTTACGGGCATTCCATATGCAAATTTCTTATATTTATCTGTACCGTCCATCCACACATCTGGTTTAAATTCTTTTTCTAAATTCTGTTTTGTTTTACCTTTACCGAATGTAAGTACATTACCGTATGTCAATCTAAACAAATCTACCTTAGTTGATTTAACCCATATTTTATGTGTTTGCAATTTATATCCAATTGCCATCATAGAATGTTTTAAGATGGATGATTTTGGTACAATAGTTCCTTTGTATTTTCTGTCTGTAAATGCAACAGTAATTAATCCTTTTTTCGGTGTCGCTTTCGAAAAAACTTCAATAAGGAAATCTTGGTAATCTTCGGGCTTGCCTGGATCAGACCCAATTTCCTCAAAATCTGGCGGACTAGTAAAAATGTAATCATATGAATAATCCTCGATTACTTCTCTATAGTCTTTACACATCAAACTGTTCATTTTTCCTCAACAATCTGGCTAAAGTTTTTAACCTTATCAAACTTAATCACACTACGGAATTTATCATAAAGTATTTCGCCTTTATGACTAATAACAAAAACATTATTACCACCTAATGTATTTAATAGTTTAAGAAACTCATCTGTACCAGAATTATCTAAACTACTATCAAATACTTCGTCGAGGATTAATAAATTAGTGTTAACACTATTTTTCATCTTTGCAATTGCTCTCCAAGTAAAGAGTAGTGCAAGATCAATACGCATCTTTTCTCCTTCAGAAAATGATGCATAAGAAAAGTTTTCTCTACCTCTAGATTTTATGTTTTCACTAAATTTTTCATCCATAGTAAAGTTGACATAAAAATCCATCTCTTGTAAATATTTATTAATCAATTTATTCATCTTTGGTAAATAATACTTGATGATAGATGTTTTTACACCAGTATCTTTTAACAAAACAGAAGATACTGTATAATATTCTCTTTTTGTTAAAAGTTCTTCTCTAATCTTATTGTGTTCACTTAATGTTTTCTTTAAGTCTTTTAATTCTTTATTCAACTTAGTGACCGATGCGGAATCGTCATTTTCCATAACACCTATTTCATTTGTTAGTTCTGAAACTTGTTTTTGTAACATTCTAACAACTGTATTCTTTTCTGCGATTTGTGAATTTATATTAGATATATTTTCTTGTATAGATGTAATTTTATTCATGCGGAGATTAACAGACTTAAACTCTGCAGATAGTGCAGTGATTGCATTTTCAATTTCACCAACTTTTTCTTTCTTATCACTAATCATATTCTTTTTATGATTTTCTGTGACAGACTGTTTACAAGTTGGACAAGAATCTATACTTTCAAACCACTTAATGTCTTTAGTGTGTTTTTTAGAACTAGACATTAACTGACTTTCAATATTGTCCAGTTTAGATTGTTTCTTTTTAATTTTAGAAAAATCACTTATACTTTCATTTAAATCTTCTACCTGTTTTCCAAATACCTCTACATCAGATATATGACTATTGATTTCCATAGTCTTTAATGCAATTTTTCCCTTATGTTCTTGAACAGCCTTTTGTTTATTTGCGTCAGCAGATTCAATATATCTTTCTTGCATATCTATTTTCTGATCAGTTAATTCTCTATTCTTATCATTCTCAAATAGTTCATCTTTAAGTTCAATCTGTTTTATTTTCAACATATCATTCATTGTCGTAAAGATTTTAATATCTAATAAATCTTCAATAATATCTCTACGGTCAGCTGCACTTAGTTGCATAAACGGCACGAATGTTGCACTACCCAAAATTACTGTTTGAGTAAATGATTTATAATTCAATTTTAATATATTTTCTTCTAGATATTTCTGATAATCTTTTGCCTTAGAGTCCTGATTAATCATAACTCCACTGTAGGTATTCCAAATTTCGAATACATTGGGTTTTATACCACGCTTTACTTTATATGCCTTACTACCAATTTTAAACTCTATTTCAATTAAACAATCTTTTTCATTTACCGAATTTACCAATTGTGGTTTATTAATTTTTCTAAAAGGCCTACCAAAAAGTCCAAATGTC